GTCGTATCAGAGAAACGACGATTGATATGATAACCTTCAGGTAACATACCCATATGACGAGTAGCATTGATTGCATTCGTATTGAAGCCACCAGAAGTAGCACCTGACGCAGCACTGGCTTGAGTATTACCAGGACTGGAAAGAATACGATCTGCAATTGCCCACGAATCAACTGGGATATGTAGAGAAACAGCACTCGCACCAACCAGAATACCACGATCATCCTTGATCTTCTGTACATTGGTAAGAGCTGTCTCCAAGGTAGATTCTGAAAGATCGGAAGCCGCCATCAGATTCGACTGATTACCATCTGCAATGGTGGGATGCGAAGCTGAAAAGAACGCAACACCATCACCAATAGTGGCAGTAAAACCATTATTGAAAAGATTGGCACCCTTGACCTGTTTGGTATTTGCCATCGCACGGGCCAAACCTTTGGCACGAAGCTTTGCAAACGTATCATACAGGTTATCTTCCATTGCTTCCTCGGTGATAGCAAAGGCCAACGCCACGGTCTCGGCAGTGTACCGGGCCGTGTAGCTTTCCTGTGCATCATCATAGGAAACAGCAGCACCTTCGCCCTTTGTTGGGGCAGTTCCAAATCCGGTGAAGAGGACTTCTTCCTCAAATGCCCGATCTGAATTCTCTACCTCATAAAGAACTTTGTGCTCGTTGTTTACTTCACCATACTCCAACCCAAAAACAGCATTAAGACCGGGAAGGAGTTCTTTACTAATACTAGCTCTATTAATAGCCATGATAAATCCTCCCTATTAAGCCGTTGAAGCCGTGGCTGTTACATATCGGTCACGGTGTTGATTTAACCAGACCTCCACGATTGGATAGGCATCAGAATCCTTTTCGTCAGGATACTTGGCCTTGCCAATGACACGAACTTGGGCTGTTGCTTCAGTTCCAGAAGCCCCATCCAGATAATAACTGGACTGACCAGTGGTAGTACTACCTGAAGAAGCAGTGGAACTTACAGTTACATTATAATTCTTCACGATTAACAACTCAGCCGCCGAGAGCGACAAAGAAGCCTGAATATGATAAGTCTGATCAGGATTAGTTATCACAAAGAACTTGATATCCGTGGCGCTCGTTCCGCCATTCCAAAAACGAGAGAACTTCTGTTCTCCATTTTCCACATATTGGCAACCCATAAAAACGCCCGAAGGCTTTAGGGTACCAGCAACATAAGGTGAAATAGTGGCAAAGTTTGCCCCCGGCATCACTACCGGATCACCTGTGAAAATGTTGTTAGTTGGTGATCCCGTTTGACCTGTGGAGGTAAGCGTGATCATGTCAGTGACAGCCTCATTATTATAAGCGCCGCCTTTCATACGAGCAGGAACGAAACCACGAAATGCTTTAGTAGTAGACATGTTTCATCTCCTTTACTTGGAGGGAGTTAATCTTGAAAAGAAGGTTGTCTCCCTCTGGTTGTTACTGAACGGCTCGAATTAGAAATAGGCATACGAGAATCAGAATTTTTCATGAGCTGTGCATTCACTGCATCCATCATTTTATTTGCCTTATCCTCGTAAAATTTCTGTCGAGCCTTTACTTTGCCGGTGGGCATCTTGGCCAATGCCAAGTCACCACGACAGACTGCGCCTTCTGACCGACCCTCTTCCCCCACGAAGGAAGTTAAATTCATTTCAGGAACCTCTTCAGGAGCGACAAAAATCCAGCCTTCTTGCTGTTTCTTGCCAATATTTGCCTTGTCTTCCTGGCCCTTCACGGATATACGTATCCAACGTAGAGACAGTCCCTCGGCAGTAAACCGGGCTTCCACAGCTTCCGGTATTGCCAAGGCATCTGGCTCTTCAAAGGTCCATTCCTCTTCTCGCTGTTGATTTTCCCGAAGCGTCTCGCTACGTGATTCATTTCGTATTGTCATGTTTCTTTCCTCCACGCCTAATTAATATTGGTATATTCGCCGTCAGCTTTACTAACTTTAAGCTTTTCGGCAGCATAGTATTCAAGTGGAATGCCCCACTTCTGGGCAAGTCTTATATCTTCTTTAGAAAGTTTAACTTTCTTGGAAGAATTCGGAGACGAGCGTGAAGCCCCCGACACCACTTGAGCAGGTTCCGTCGTGTTTTCCTGCGCACGTTCTTGAACTTTTCCAAACTTTTGCGGAAAAGCTTCTTTGATTCGACTATCAATTTCTTGATAAAATTCTTGATCATTTGGATTATAGCCTTCTTCCTTTAATTGATTATCAATTGCCAAAGCAGCAGCGGTCATTACATGATCAGCTCCAAACCATTCATTATCTTCGGCCCAATCTCTGGCCCTTGGATCATAAACAGGAGCAGGTACAAAGGATTCTTCTATAGGTTCTGAATAGTATTCCTCTTCTTCCTGCTCTTCATTATTAGCTCTATATATATGAACCGTTTTTAAATCTGATTGAGCATCATTCAACATTTCTTGAGCTTTAAGAACTTTTTCCTTGTCACCTTCTTCAAAAGCTTCCATATAGACAGATCTGGCTAAATCCATTTTATCCGTTAATTGTTTCTCACTGGCATCCAGACTCTGTTTTGCTATGGAATTTACTTCCTGATTCTTTTCAAGAAGTGTATTTGTCAGATCTTCATTACTTTGCATTAACTGTTGAATCTGCTCATCCCGCTCCTTACGTTGTCTTATAAGTTGCCGGATACGCTTCTCTGCTCCCCTGGTATTAATACCTTCCAGTTCTGTAGGAGCTTCTTCAGTTTGTTTGGAGGCAACCTCCTCTGGTTCTGGGGTGGGAGCACTTTCCGTTACTTCTTCCTCTTCCTCGATTTCATAAGGAACATCATCGCTGGAAACCTCTACAGTTTCCCATTCATCTTTTTCATCCATTTTTACTCTCCGCTGTTAACGACACAAACGATTTACGTTTATTCTATTATACCACATTATAGTGAGTTTCCCAAATCAGCCCAGATTAAAAGTTGGATCAAGATCTTTGGGATCTTCCACACGCATGATAATCTGATCATCAAATAAAAGAATAAGCCTCACACCCTTATAGAAAAGCTTGGACCCTACATGCTTGCCATAACAAATGTAGTCTCCCACAGTACACCAAGCTCCGGCAGGAAATTTATCTTTATCGAGATAGGCCAGATCACCCATAGCCAAAACTTTTCCTACCGTAGTTAGATATGCCATGTCATCCTTGGTTGAGTCCGGTATGAGAATACCACCCTTGGTTACACCCTTTACCGATACAGGTCTTACCAGTATGTTAAAACCCGGAAGTTCTGGCAAGGGAGACGGATCGGGTTGTTCCTCCAGATCTGTCACCCACAAATCATTCTTTATAGCACCACCTAAATTTATCTGTTGCATTTTACTCCTCTTCTTCCATGTATATGCGTTTCTTTACTATACTTGTGAGATTGTCTCTGGCCCATTCCAGACCGGAGATTGAACCTACAACTTGGCGATAATGCGGATAATCCTCCGCAGAACCATTACCTATAGTTATTCTAAGCTGATTAATTTCCTGGTTAAGTTCTTGAACGATTTCATCCCAGATATCCATCAGCCAAAGAGAGTACTCTTACGTGATTTCTTTGCTGGTTCCGGCATTTTCCATGCATAGTCGGGCCATTCATTCAGAACAGCACGTCTACTGCGTGGCCCTACAACATCTGCCGCAAACGAATTACCATATGTCTTACTTTTATTTACGACATGTTCAGGATATCCCTTACCCTTCTTCATCATTTTCATTCTCCTCTACTTGATCAATTGCTATTTGAATCATAAGATTTAATTCTTGTTGTCCAATATTCTCAGAATTATTCTTCAGGTTTTCATTGACTACTCTGGAAACTTCTTTCTGAACCTCAAAGTCAAGTCTTCGCTCCTCAATCATATCCTTGATCATCAACTCCATTTCTTTTATTTCTCTTTCATGATCTATCTCATGATCTTTCATTTCTCTTTGATGGTCCATTTCATGTTCTTTTATTTCCAACTTAGCTTTCTCATCTATACTCTTGGCCATCACTTCCATTTCTTTGAGTTCTTTTTGATGTGCCATTTCATGTTGTTTCATTTCTGCTTGGGTAATTACATCCACAGATTTTAATCCGGCCTTGAGTAATCTGTCTTCCTCATCCTTGTTTGTTTTAAAGTTCTCGGCAGCACTGGATTCCATCATCTTGATAATTTGATCATTCTCTTCCAGCTCAAGCTTTTTATTTTTCAGAACCATTTCAGCAGCTTGTGCTTCGGTATCATATTGTATTTTTTGTTTTTCCAGTTCAACCTTGGCCTGTTCCAGTGCAACAAGTTGTTGTTCAGGAGACTGTGCTTGACCCATCGCCTGATTTGCATTCATGACTTGCTGGGCAGCTTGTGCCAGAGCCATTTCCAAGACAGCAGGATTATCTGGCGATCCCTGCATAATCTGCTGGGAAAGGCCATTCATTTGTTCTTGATATTTCATGACGGAATGTTCTTGAATATTAGATTCCAAAATAGGACGAATACGTTCCATGATTGGGTTAGCACCATTCATAGGATCTTGCAGATAGGCTGTCTTTACCTGTATGTGAGCATCATGATTTTGGCCGGGGAAGGCCGCAATGGGAATACCCTTGGTAGCTGCCATTATGTCCGAGACAGGATCTATTGGTTTCGGCTCAATCTTGGGAGGAAGTATTTCCTCTATGTTTGGCATATTGGCTGCATTCAGAATCGTTCTGTTGAGAGCTTCCAGATTGAACATGCCTGGGGGTGACTGCTGTGCCATTTGCAGAGCCATATTTGCCATCATCATGCGATGTGCGTTGCTGGGAATATTGGGATCAGACACAGGTAAAACATCAATACGACCGTCAAAATCCTTCTTGAATATACTTCGATCTTCATTGGGAACATCATAAGGATATTCCCTGGGAAGATAATCATAATCAATACGGGCAAGTATATTGAATTCATCTTTCTGAGATTTATGTACTCTCTTATGAATAGCCGAGAAGAACTTGCTGCTGGCTTCCAGTAAAGCCATTGTAGTTCCCACAGGACCATATGAAGCCGCATCGGAAATAACCTGTTCGGTACTATCCGCAAACTTCTGTCCAGCCACGGTGACAAAATTAAGCATTTGATGTAGCGTGGCAGAAGGTTCTTTATAAGGAAGAGTCACAATAGCCTTGGAAAGATCTATTCCGGTTGCTTCCACTTCTTTGAATTCACCGGGTGCGATAGGATCATTGTCACCAACCATCCTGACTCCCTTGGCCTTGAATCCTCCAGGTAGATTGGCAAATTGCCCAGCATCAATCAAAGAACGCATGGCTGCTGTGGCACTCATTGTCAGATTACCCAGAAAATGAATAAGACCTAGGCCGTAGAACCCAAAGCCCGGAACAAATCTGTAATGCACAAAGTGGCTTATTTTTTCTTTGTTCGGGTCATCCTGCTTATAGTTTCTACGGATACTCAATACCTGTCGAGACTGTTGCTCCACAGTTACAATGTAGGGAAGCGACACATCATCATCCTCGATATCCAGATAACAATGCTGTTCCAATAAAATATATTGTGGATCATGATCTGAAGAGGGAGACAAACCAAGAATAGTATCCATCTTCTCTGTGAAAGTTGGCACATCTCCCATTGAGGGTGTGGGAAGATCCACTTCTTGATAAACACCTGCCCGGATATCTCTGGCAATTTCCACAGGACTGCGATATATTACATGTGTATATCTGTCTGCATTACGCAGATTGGTTGCATAGTAAGACACATAGAACTGATCAATGGGAATAAACTCGGAGGCAGGACGTTTCAAGGTAGCATCATAATATAATTTCTTGAAGGCCGATCCAATCAAAGGCAGATGGAACAGCATTCTTTCAAACTCATCGAAATATTCAGGCATCTGCTCCGTGAGTTGATAATTCATGAAGTTCTGAACTCGATTGGCTTGCATCTCTTTCTCTGGAGTGGACTTGCCCAGTATCTGGGTTTTGACAGGACCACCCACAGGAAACAGTTCTCCTGAAGCCTTGGACTGGAACTTGACAGCCGACTCAATCAGGAGAGGATGCACAGCCGTGCAAGCACCGTCGAAGGGTTCCGATCCTTGTTCAAGTTTTAGACCTAGCAGATCGAAGCCTCTCTCAAACATGGATTCCCAATCTGCACGGGAGTCCTTGTCAGCCTGATAGTTATCTATAACATCATTGGCAATATCCCCCAGAGCCTCCTCATCCAGAGTTTCTGACAGATCCCCATACCACTTGGCAACATTTTGGGTAGCTTCCATTTCCACAGTTTCGGAGAAGTCCACGATAATACCACCATCTGTGGGATCTACCTCAAAAGTAGCATCGGCAGTCTCTGTCATATCAGGCAGAGGTACAACATTACCAACTTGCTCAGATATCATCTCAAAGGGATTACGTTCTGTTGCCATTTTCTATCCTATGCAATAAAAAGACATACTCTATTATACCACACTTTTCGGGAATACCAAATAATTTTAGACGTTCCAGTAGGTTGCTCTTTTTTCTTTGGGTTGATCTTCATATTCCGGGTCATCGGGATGTGTCAGATGCCAGGACTCTTTCAGGTAGTGTACAGCCATTGTGAGGGCATCCACCTGATCATCATGAGCCGCATTGGGAAATCTTATCAGTTCTTCAATGAGATCATCAGCCCACTTCTTACCTTTGGGTATCCAGAGACGACCCGCTTCCATGAGAGGGGAAGCTGCATAGACCCTGGCTACCTTGTCCCGATCAGGGTTATATTCCAGTACTGGGAGTCCCGCTCTTCGCATATCTTGGATGAGGGACTGTCCACTGGCTTTCTTCTCCACCATGCAAACATCCGGCTTATGTTTATTATATAATTTCTGCGTTAGTCTTCTAAGTTCGGGATATTCAAAGCGACCCTTTATATTACCTAGCAAAATCAGATTGGAAGCAAAATTTTCATATCCTCCCTCATCTTGATCGTAGAGATGAAATATACCCCATGTTTGAATAACGCTGAAGTCTGCTGTTGTCCGGGTGGAGAAGGCAGTATCATATGTTTGTATTATGAAATCACAGGTGGGAGGTTCAGACTCATTCCAATCTTGCAACCACCTTTTCTTTATTAGACCACCCTCTTCCGGGGTTGGGTCTTGCATGTACAGGGCATTCCAGTATCTCGCCCCATTGCTGGCTTTTATTTCATTCTCATCTATTTGCAGGACATGATCTGGTTTCCACTCTGGAAAGTAGCTGTGTCCCTGGGGTAAATCCAGAAGCTCGGATGCCTCTTCATCTAGCCATGCTGGGATTTTCACAACTTCCCAGGGAATTATTTCATAGTCTGACATATCCTCCTGCTGCTTGAGAAGCCATCCACACAGATCATCATAGTGATAACGAGTGTTAATTATGACAATGGCACCATCAGGCATGATACGAGTTCTGAGTCCTGCCGGATACCATTCCTTTATGAACCTGCGACCGGCAGAGGATATGGCATCTTCCTCGGACATTGCATCATCCAGTATCGCCACATGAGCGCCCCGGCCAGCAATCTGGGAACGGACACCAGCAGCATAGTAAGTACCGTTCTGATTTGTCTTCCACTTGCCA